TGAACGTGTCCACAGATTTAATGGAATCATCCAAAGCGAAGGTAATATCGTCGCCCGAAAACGTGGCCGTGCCGTTCGAGTCAGTCCACTCAGAAGACGCACTCACCGTCGTGGTTAGTCCTGGGTTGTCGTAGAACTCCCCCGCAACGTCGTAGACCGCATTCGTCTGGGTCGCCAGCGTGTCCGAGGTGAAGTTGTCGGACATGATGTCCCCATACACTCCCGCCGGATCATCCGCCGCAATGTCCGCCTTGATGTAGGCTGTAAGCGCTAAATCGCGCGCTTCCTGATCAGCGATGGTAGCTGCCGCCAAGGCCGCAGCCACACCGGCAGGTGTCATGGCCCGCGACGTATCCGTCCCTGTAGTGGATTCCGCAATGGTTGCCAATTCGACGACACCCGTGGCACTTTCAGTTGCCGCCTGCTTGATGTTCGCGAACGCGGTCGCTGCATCGCTCGCGCCCGTACCGCCGTCCGCGATCGCGAGGTCCGTGATGCCGGTGATCGAGCCGCCGTCGATGTTGATGCTCGACAGCGCGGTCGTACCAGCGACCACGTCGGCTGTGTGGGCCATCAACTCGCGGATCGCGTTATTGATGCCGCTCGGCGCGCAGCCCTCATCAATGTTGATTGAGTCAACGTCGGTGTTGCTGGCAGCGGTGGCCGAGTAATCGTTCCAAGATGTTTTTGGCATATTTTCCTCACAAAAAACCCCGCCGGCGGCGGGGTGCTAGTGGTGGATGGGAGTATATTTCTGCGGCTTATAGCCCCAAATTTTCGCGTATGTTTGGCGCTGCACCCCCGGTCATAACACCAACCGTGTAAGGGGATGTAGCTGTGCGCGCTGTCGCTGGTAGCAGGTCGCGCAAACCTTCCAAGAGACGCTGCACACCGCCGGGTGTTTCCAACTGCCGCATAATCCGGCCGACCTGCGCTGGATCTCCCTGCGTCATAACAGTAGCAATACGATCTGCCGCAGATTGTATTTGGCGTTCTTCCAGGTCTTTTGCACCGGATCGTAGGGCGCGGACAATAAAGTCGGTCACCCCACCGCCCTGCGGGACTTGGCGCCGCGCACCATCGACCAGACGGTCATAGGCGACTTTTCTGGCTTGCGTGGCGCTGTTTCCAAGAACCTGTGACGACGTAACCTTCATCTCTACTTCATCGCTCAACCGATTGATGAAATTATTGAAGCTGCGCGTTCCTTTCTCTCCCTGATCGAAAGTCAGCCGTATCAGCTTTTTATTACGCTCGGTTTTAAGCAGATTGCGGGCGATGTTTGCGGTATCTACGCTCGCCTCAATCCGGTCCATCAGCCCCTGCATGGCGCCAACTCGGAACGCTTCTTTCTCAGATTTACTCATCTTCGAAATGCCGTCTGCTAATTCATCAATATCCTCGCGCAAAAAGTTGCGGCCACTTTTCATCGCATTCATCGCGGCCGTTTCACCCGCCCAACGATCTCGCGCGCGCTTATACATCGGGTTGGCTGCGTCCATGATTTCCAATAGCTGCATTCTCGTGTTGCCGACCTTGTTCGCTGCGGTCGGCCCTAAACCACCCGCAGGCGATTTTGCGACGAAAACAACATCGTCTAGTCCCATCTTCACATAATGCAAAAATTGAGTTTGGACATCTGTAACCGCGTCGCCCACGCTATCAACCAACCGGCCTGTATTTTCGTCAATGCGGATCGCCGGTAGTTTAATGCCATCTTCGGCGGCTAATTCTTTTGCGCGGTCAATCGCTCGCTGCACACTTGGCCGGCCCATGACACTCAAAAGATCATCCGTGACCGGGATGTTTCGTTTATTTGCGAGGCCGTACAACTTATTACCCTGTCGAGCCCGCGCAGCCTTCATTGCGTTGAACTCGGGAAAGAAACGAGCGCGAGAACCAAAAGCGCTTTGCAAGTCGGCCGTTAATCTCTCGACTTGGCCGGCGTCTCGGCGCCTCAAAAAGTCGTAAATTTTCTTGCGTGCCTCGCCCGGCACAAGATTAGCCGCGTCCACAAGACCGCGTGTATTCGGACCAATATCAGCAAGCGTCATCGGCTTGCCCGATGCGGCTGCGTCTGCCATGCGGCCGGAAGCCGTCACCATCGATCCAGTATCCGCGCCGATAGCCTCCCGCATCATTTCATCTGCTTGCGACCGTCCGCGAGAAGCAGCACCAGGCTGCGTTAAAGATCGATAACCAGCGCCGGCGAGCTTTTGGATTTGATTAAGCGCGCCCGCGGTAAGGCCGCCCGTAGTGCCTCCGACGACGGCATCGGTTAAAATGTCGTCGTTTTTTTCTGACGCCCCGATAGCGCTCGTTGCTCCGCTCGCGGCAGCCGTCGCAACTGCTCTTCCTAAATTAGCCTGACCCACACCCGGAATTAACGACGGGACAAGCGCCCCACCTAACTCATAGCCGGCTGCGCGCAACGGATATTCTTCGCGATATTTTTGTCTGCCGCGGCGCTCCATCGCGGTGGCTACATCGTAAGAAGACAGGGGGGACTGTTTCTTGGCCTTTCGATATTGGTTGATCAGTCCGGTCAGTTCGTCATTCGACCCCAGTATTGAAACAACTCCGCCGATAATTTCATCGCTGAAATTCAACAAGAGGCCATCCGCAAAGGCGCCTGCGCCCTCTTCTAAAACAGGGCCGCTCCTTATTAACTCAAGAAGACGCCGCCCGTTGCTGTTGAGTTTAGGCGCTGCCGACAACTGAGCTTCGAGCGCATTGAGGCTTACTTGCGCGCCGGCGGGATTATATTCGGCCATCAATCATCCTCCGTAAACACAGATGGAAGAGAACTGGTTGCCGCATTATTTGCTGGCGGGACGGGTTTTTTGAACAGTGGGTTTTGTCTAATAAACTCGCGGAAAGCGCGGTTGTATTTAGTGCGATATTCCATTGGCTGAGTTGTCAACAGATCCGCATTTTCATCAAAAAACCTCTGATCAAATTCAGCGCGCGCGATGTCTCGCTGCGCCTTCAACTTGAGAATGCCGATGATAAATCTGTTGCCTTCAGGTGTTTTGGTGAGGGTTGGGTTGCCCTTGACGACAAAATCCAAGTCTTTGTCGGTCGGATTTACGCCCAATTGCTTAACCCTAGGCAGAACAAGTTCATTAGAAAGCGCCAAGAAACCTTCTTTTTGGGAAACATTAATGTCTGAAAGATTTAATCTCCGGGCGAGCCGGGCTGCGGCTACTTCATACTCTGCGCCAAAACCTGTGTTGAGGCCGGAGTCGAGCAGGCGCTCCATCTCCGTCAAAGTCCCTAAAGTCGTCCTCGCTGTGCCTGCGGCTTCCGAGATTTTATCGCTGCTCTCCAAAATTCCCACTCCAATTTTTTCCTGCAACTTGCCGCCCAAATTGACGACGGTGCTTGGAGAGGTGAACGGCTCAACGACTGAACCACGGGCTTGCTCTGCTGCAATTTGCGTTTCGCTCATGACGCGGTTCTGTCCGTTAACGACGACATTTCTGTAATTCGGCTTGCGGTACTTATACTGCTCCGCCAACACATTGCCGGCCATCGTTATGGCGCTTTTGGGGTCATACTGAGCGACTGCGCTGATGAACGGCCGGACAGCGGCTGGCACGGGCTGCAAAGCGGATGGCACGGTTGTTTGCTGCCGCGCGACCGGCAACGCCTTATCCATGTAACCCTGCTCATATGCGTCGTAGTCGCTGCCAAACGCGCCAGGGTCGTCCATCTCTGGTCGCGCCATCATTGAGGCGACTGCGCGGTTTGCGATGCCACGCGCCATCTGCTCGTTTACCGGCTGCGGTGCGAACATGTTGCGCATCGCCTTTTCGTCGCGCAGCTTCTTAGCCAGCGCACCACGCTGAAGCGCGGCGTTCAACGAATTTTGATACACCGCCATTGGCCCTGCCAGATCAAGCGGGGGCGGCGTAGGCGATAGACGCGCTGCGCCACGATTCCCAATTTGAGCGCCGAGGTTGAATAGGCCCATCAGCGCCGCTTCGCGCTGGTCCGATGGGCTGAGAAGACCGCCTGCGATCAGGTCGTCATAAATCGCCATATCAAATAAACCCAAATGCTTTGGAACCAAAATACGCCGCCTGGCCCAAGCCGGCGAGATTACCGATCGCGGATGCGGTTGGGTCGCTATAAACCGGCTGCGACTGCGTTCCGCCCATCGTGCCGCCACGCACGAAGGTCATGTAATTCGACAGACGCTCGGTCGGCTCCGCCTGTAGGAAGTTGAAGCGCTGAATGTCGTCGGCAAGCTCTTGCGCAGATTTCTCTTCACGCGCCAGACCAAAGGCCGCCAACTTGCTGATATCGTTGTAGTCGGCGTCGGCTAGTGCGGGCGCGGCCATCGAGGCGCCAAAGCGGTTCTGATAATCTTGTTGCGCGAGATTACCCAACGCCTGCATCGCGCCGAGCTGGTTCTGCCGCTCGGTTGCAAAGTTCTGCGCGTAAACCGGCGCCAACGCTGAAGTCATCGCGGCCATATTGGCGCCGCTGCCCAGCCGCCCTGCCCGGCTGAACTGGCCCTGTATTTGGTCAATCGCGGGCTGCAACGCGGCGCTCAGATAAGGATTACTGGCCGACAGAAAATCGCCGCGCGCGGTGGGGGCATACATTTCCGCCGCCGGGTTTTGGAACCCGCCACCCATCGCGGTGTTCACGAAATTCTGCGCGCCCGACAAAAGTGGGCTACCAGCCATCGCGCGCGTCTCGCCGCGCGCTAATGCCTCAAGCGAAGCAGGGCTGAAATCAACATAGGTTTGATCTGGGTAAAACTCACGCGGCGTGTTGAACAAATCTTCTGCGCGTTCCAGACCCCTCGTCAAAAACGGTACCGCGTATGAAGGTGGCCCACTCGTGGTCTGCGCGATTGAAGTCTGTTTACTCCCACCGCCGAATAGATCGCCCAAGAAACTCATATTAAATATCCTTCGTTAGCACCACGCTGGCCTCGGTAAAGCCGTCCAGCTTCCGTTGCCATCCGCGTCTGCCGATGATTGAAATGCGTCGAATGCCGCGCGCCTTCGCAGCGTGTTCAACGTCTCGCACTATTTTGATCACTTCGTCCAAGTCACCACCGGCCAACCAAAAATGAAGCTGGCGGCCGGTCGGTAGGTCTAAGTCCTGCGTCACGACCGCGCTTGCGTCGCCGACGTAAAGATCCGCGTCGCGCGCCATTACCATGCGCATAACGTCATCGAGCGTATGCGTGTCACCGCAGTGCCGCAGCGCCTCTCGTATGTGCGGAGCAGCCACCTGCCAATCCGCGTTGAAATTACCCGATGACCACATAGTCAAAGCTGCGCGTTGTCGTGTCGCTTGAGTGGGTGATCGTGAACGTGAACTTCGCGCGGGTTGAAACGTACATGCCCCCGGCCGCAAGTTCAGTCGCTCCGTCCGACGATGTCGGCATAAATAGGATCACAGTGGCGGGGCCAACTCGGTAGTCCGTGACCGCCGTCGATGTCGCCGAGTTGGTTAGCGTGACTGAGCCAGTGGCGTTCAGCTTGCCGCCAAGCACGCCGTTGACAACGTCCGCCGCCTCGCGCTTGGTGTGATCGGGCGCCAGCCCGCGGAAGTTAACCGTCGCCATTAGCGCAGGCCAACCTGCTTGGCGTCAACGTCGATACCCTGCGCAAATTGCCACTCGCCCGTGATCGACATGCGCACGCGATGGAATGCGCCCAGCGAACGAACTGGGCAGTAACCGTCCGCGTTAATGCTGCTCGCGGACGTAAATGTCGGCACGTCGATCTGTCGCTGACGCGCGCCCACCGCAATCGACACCGTTGGCGACTGACCGCTTTTGCTTGTCATGTACGGGATCACGTTATTGACCAGCGCGCGGCGGCCTGGCGCGACAGAGAACTCTCCCGTCTCAATCGTCGCGTCGAGGCAGGCGCCGGTGAAGCTGTGTACCTTTTTGTCTTTTGCGCCGGCGAAGAAAAACGACCCGCCCTTGTACAGCGCGCTGTCCAAACTTGCCGGCAGCGCGTCCAAGCTGGACGAGATGTTGTCCAACTGCTCCAGCGTGTAGCCCGCAGTGAATAGTTGAGCCAGCGCCGTGCAGTCCGCCTCGATGTAAGACCAGCGGTTGAGGTTGTAGTTGTAGACGAGGATCTCGTTGTTTTCGCCGCTCGCCGACGACGTGTTTGGGTAAGCCCAAATCACATTCTGATTTACCGGATCGACCGCCGACACCATGTTGTCGCTGTCCGCGACCTTGAAACGATCCAAGAACCAGCGATTAATTTTTTCGGCGCCGATTGGTACAAGGTCCGTGCCGCGGAGCATCCAGAAGCCGTCGTCGCTGAGAAAGAACACCATCGCCGAACCAACCGACGCCACGCTGCCCGGTATGTTGCAGCCGCGCTGATTGGTCAGGCGGTCAACTTGGTAAATCAGCGGCGCGCCGACGAACGACAGGCGCACGATGGCGCGTTCAAACAGCGCGATTGCGTACTCGCCGCCAATCAGGCCCGTGCAGTCGCCAGCGTCGGCGACATCCTGATAATCGGATAGGTCTGTGCCGGGCGTCCATGACGTTTGGTCGTTGATGCCGCTCCACCAAAGGCGGTACGGCTTCTCGCCA